GGGTCTTCCTGCACGCCCACGATCTTGGTGAGCCGGTACTTCTCTCCGCATTGCAGCCACGATGTCAGTTGACTGTGGCTCAGATAGTCGGGTTGTTTATCCATGAGGCTGGATTATGCACACGACACGCCCACTTGTCAAGGATGCGGCGTGTGGTAGTGTTGCTGTTGCGCGAGAGCGTGGGGCAGAAACTCCATTTGACGGGCGACGGCAAGTGCCGGTCCTGAAGGGGATGTTTCTCCTACCTGCTACGATCTTGAAATCGTGGGGGGTAGGGGGGCATTTCTCTTTTTCAGGGTTCCGGCAGGGAGCGAGCCTTAGGCGAGCGACCTAGGGGTAGGTTTTTAGGGGTTTGTTTGGGGAAACAACAAATCCCTGTAAGAGTCATAGAGACAACGAAAAAGCCCCCCAACCATATATGGTCAGGGGGCTAATTCTAAGCCGTCTACGGCCCTTAAAAGGCCAATTTCGGGGGGTTAAATTGGGGGTTTTAGGCTAAGTCACGACGGACCCTCTATCCAAGTTCCGTTGCCAGATTTTTGCCTGTTCCCGGCTAGTAGCCAAAATAGGAAGAGGCCATACCTTTTTGTCCGTTTCGGCATGCTTTGTGAAAGATATGTGGATATGATGGTAATGTCCCCATTGTCCCTTTCGCCACTTCCACCATGTGGAACGGTAAGTACCTGAGGTAAGCCTACCCTCATACACCACATACTTCACACGTTCATGACCAGGCAAAGACGAAGCAGCATACAACCTCAATTGGTTAGCCAACTTACGGGCATTACGACCATTACGCCACACACCCTTCTTGCCCATGTTCTCATCAATATCCAGAGCATGAACCCAACCATTCTTGTCAGGGTTATGATCCGACTTACGGGCAGAATGGGCACGATCCCCAATCCAACCGTCCGATTTCCGGTCACGCCTAGGCCACTTCCGGTCAACCTGACTGCGGAGTTTCACCCCACCAGGAACCAACTTAGCCATCTACAACATCTCCGTCCCACACCAGCGAAGGCGTATTCTCAGGACCGAACGGTGCCGAAGCAAGGCTTGTGAGAAAACTCGCAATCGCGGCAACCGCCGCCACGCCACCGATCGTCGCCCAATCAACGTCAGCAACTCCCGTTTCTCCCACTATAAAGAACGCAAGCCCCGCTTGCGCTGCCGTCTTGATCGCTCGTTCTGCCGCCCCGCGCCAGAAACCAATAGACCACATCACAACAGTCCCTCCACATCTTGCTCTAGTTTGTCCACATCGTCCTCTAACTCAAGGACAGCGTTCTTCAGGATGGTAATATCCACACTCAAAGAATCAATTTTATTGTGCAAATCAGACAGAGAAAAACCACCATTAGTCTTTGGTTGAATCTGATAGGTGGCATCCTTAATCTCTTGAATGATGCGCCGCTCTAAACTACGGTTAGCCCAACGATAAATGCCATACACCAAAGCACCCACCGCACCAACAGCAATAACTAAATCAAGCCAAGCATTAGCGACATCAACAAACATCACACAATCCGAAGGAGAACCGTGGCGACACCGCCAACACCACTGACACGATTAGTCGGAGGAGTCAAACGAGTGAAAGACACCCGCTCCACATACACCGTGGCAGCCTCACCAGTAGTGAAGTCACGCCACTGCACCACCACAGCGTTCTCTTCCAACTCATGCAACTTCTGCAAAGTATCCCAAGCAAACCCAGTGCGACCGATCTTCATGCCCTTACGGTCAGTGATATAATCAAACAACATGATCGGAACCGACAACAACCTCGTTCGGGAAGGAGCCGGGACTGCACGCAACTGGTAGCCGATCAACTGCGCTGGACACAAGCATGTAGCATCAGTGCGCAAACGGAAACCAAGGAACAAGTTAGATGCAGGCTCAGGTGCTGCACTGTTCAACTTGCCAGTGATATCGCTGTTGTCACCACCAGCGGTAATGACCTCAGTCCACGAAGAAGGGGAACCAATATCGGTAGTGGAAGCATACGCGGTGACAGTCCCGTCGATATTCTCCTGCGTCAACAGGCGAAGATCACGCCAACCCTTCTTCTCCACCGTACCCAAACGGATGCGACCAGTCTCAAACCAGCCCTCGTCAAGGTACGAGTCAGACTCCTTGAAGACACCACCATCCGTGCCAGTAACCGCATACCAGATTTTATCCCCAGAAGTAGTGACGCTAACGCAGTCACCATCCAACGCGGTTGGCGTATACAAGTCAGCAGCATGAGCGAAATCAAGAGTAGTGTTGTTAATGTTCTGGCCAAGATCAATCCGGTACAAGCCAGGGCGGTCCACGCGGTCACCAGCCCGACCCTTATCCCTAACCGTGACATAAACGTAAGAACCAAAAGCAACAACGTCATCAACCGCAGCAGCGGAAACAACCAAAGGACCGATAGTTAGCGAACCATCGTCATTAATCTGCGCCACACGCACACCGCTAGTCGTCCCAATAATTAGGAAAGACCCAACATACGAGTACATGGAGATAACATTCTCACCGCGAGGCATCTCCGCGACAATCGTAGGCACAGACAACGTAGTAGTCGTCGTAGTAGTAGCGACACCGATACGGTAAATAGCGGAATTTTCCAGGCTGTAGCCACTAGCGTAAATACTCGTAGGCCCGTCAGAGAAATCCGTCCACACCCACCCACTATTCGGGTGCGAAAACAATTCAGTCGGTAATGTCGCGGAACTAGGGGTAAGGTCGGTGATCTCGTGAATGTCCACACCATCGGCGTACATGACACGGTTCTTAACCCAACGAATCCTCGTGTACGTTGGAGTGGACTTGTTGTTGTAGATCAACGTGCCAGTGCCGCTAGGTAGATCGCCACGATAAATGCCAGTAGCATTCGACACTAGATAGTATTGACCAGTGTCGGTCATCGAACCAATAGTTCCCGACCCACCCCAAGTGACAGTAGAAGCGGAACCAGCGTTCGTGATGTAGGTGAGTGTGGAATCCTCACGTAACAAAACACCAGTCTGTACACCAAGGACACTCATGCTGGAAGCAGAAGAAGAATGCACATTCTCCGAAGCCTTCAGCAAAGAAATCTGTCCCGGTGTCCACGGGTCAACACCGCCACCCTGACGGTAACGGAACTGTGCCTCCTCGTCATTCACCTCTAACGGTTCAGCCGATGTCAAACCAGTGCCGTAATGCCAAGATGACTGCGAGCGAATCCAGTAACCAGAGTCAAGGGACTGCTCGCCAGGGTTACGTTCCGTGTCGATACGTTGCCGACGGAAGTCAGCGGTTTCCCGAACGAACGGGTTCCGCTCGCTTGTGGCGAGGAGGAAGGTGAGGTCACCGATGGCGCAGTCCCAGTTCGTTGAGTCGGGAGCGTTGACCTGACCCACACCGGACACGGTGGAACCAAACGACAAATCCTCCACAACATCTGTCGTTACGTCAAAATCAACCACTACTTATCCAATCTGGGTATGAGTAAACCCCCGCACCTCACACATGCGGGGGTTGAATCGCTTGCGGTTATTTGGTTGTGGGACTTACCGGGTAGTCCCTGCTACAACTCGGCACTAAAGGCTACTGAGGCCGAAGCATCGTTGGTATCAACAACTCCACCATCGCCTGCAGTTCCTCCGATATTATTAGTGTTACTCAAACCAGCGCCGTTTTCGGTTGCACCAGCAATAATGAAGGAGGCCAAATAGTCAACGGCATTATTTCTACCAAATGCGTAGTAATTTGTGCCAGTTGTATGCTCTAAATTAGGCGCTGCACGCATTGTCACCGGAAACGGGACATGACAAACAAGTGTTGTTGAATTGTAGTTTGCGCCCATCGCAATTCGTTTACCAGATCCACTTGCGTGGAGGTAGTAGTACCGCTGGCATTCCGCCAACTCCACACCATACGGCTTATGCTCAAAGTCGGTTGCGGTGTCACCGACCTCCAACTGCACACCCGTGACCTGCCAGTAGTTGTTGACAGCGGCAGCGAGATTGGTTTGGCCTGTAACACGAGTGTTCGTCGCTGTACCCCACGCCGTCTGTAACGGCGAACCGCCAGTAAAGTTTGAACCAGCACCAAGCCAGAAGAATAGTTGCAGAGATGCTGCGTTGTCATTATCAAACGCGCCCGTAATATCAGCAGGAAACGTGATTGTCTTTTTCTCCCACGTTGCTGACGCAGAGATGGAATAGGATGCTGATACGTTGCGAGTATTATCAACATCCGCTAGTTCGGCAACATACGCACCAGTCACGTTTGACTTCACCCAGAAGGACAGGGTGAGTTTTTGTGCAGATGACGTTCCCTTATAGATGCGCTGCAAATCTTGTCCTTCTAAGAGTTGCGCAACATATAGAACATCTCCGGCGGCTGGTGATGCCTGAGCAGTCGTAGTCAAAACACGAAATGATTTACGAAAACCGCTTCCAGTCGGAGCATCATTTTGAATATCTTGAGTTTGCGTCCCAAAGGTATTAGCGGAAACAAACCACCAACGGTCGGCGGTATTATACGTTGCAGTACCAGAAAGACCCGTGACGGAAGTTCCCCGTTGCGCTACCTGCATCGCACCGTTGTACAAC